TGTTATGGTCAAGGATCATTGTATACTTTTTTATCTTTTTATTTTGTAAATTTTTACATCCAACCTTTTAACAAAAATAAAGAATTATCATCATGCCCATTCATAACTGCGTATTGTGATTCTAGTGAAAAGACTTGATCGGCCTGGGATAATTCAATGTTTTTAGTATAGGGTAACGCGGCTGCTAAATCTCTTGCGTTGATATGTGCTAGAAATCGTTCACTGGATTCCGTCGGTGTACCTTTAGAATCTAAATTACTTAAAAACTTTTTATTCTTATCCATATTCTCATCTTTAGCATTTGTAAGATAGATGCTTATGCGCCCGCTCCTAGTCTGTTCAAAAGAAAATAGAGTAGTATCTAACGCATCTTTATTAAGACTCTCTACTTGATTTCTTAGTATATTTCTTAAAATGGAATCTGTGAGATCAACAGTGATCGGGTTTTGTTTTGTCTCGTTGACTTTATCCATAATCAAATCAAGCAAGTTTTCACCATCCTTTTGAAAGTTTTCAGCTGTCCCATTTGTCATAGATACTTGTGCAATATCATCACCGCTTCTTTGCATCTCTGTAATCTTGCTTCGTGAAATCCTAGAAACTGTTGAAACATCAGATGATAGTTTCATGGTATCAGGAATTTTTGAAATCACCGCAAATCTGCCATTAGTCGCCATGATCTTATCATCTTTTGGATAGATGAGAATGGACGAAGTTCGTTCGCTGCGTGTGTCATTTGCAACACTTTTAAAGAGTTTAAACGTTTCAGATATAGGCTGTTCATTGAGAACTCTATATGATGGATTTAATGAACTCTTTTTCTTCTTTTCTTTTGGCGCTTCTACTGGTTTACTAAGTTCATCAAGGTTCTTAACTCTTTGTGCTAGTTTATCAAGTGTTTCTTGTTTAACTTTTACGCCCTTTTCTTTGCCTGCTTGAAAATCTTTTAATTGTTTCTCCGCTTTCTCTTTTGCCTGTTTGATTGATTCCTTATGTTCACCATGTACTAGCGCTTGAAACTGTTTCTTAGTCATAGTTTCTTCAGTGCCTTTTTTATCACCATCATCATATTTTACTGTTACTTTATCGCCGTCTACTTTGCTAATGTGTGCATGATATCTTGTCTTTCCATGTTCACCAAATGCAAAAGAAGCGCCTTGAACGATTTCGCTTTCATGTGCAATCCCTTTACTATGTCCTTCTTGCCCTGCATAGTAATAAACATACTTTGTTGCGCCGGTCTTGGTTACCCCTTTAGGGATACGGCGAACATATTTATGAGTCATCGCCTTGATTAAATCATTTGTGAATTGTGTATAGTTAAACATGTTTCTAGTCCTTGTTTACAGTGTTCTAAAACATTGTATACGAAACTAGATATCTATTGTAAATCTTTTTGTAAGGGCCTTTTTCACTTCCTCGCCCGCGTTCTCTTCTTGATCGGGTTCTTGTTCGTCCTGTGCTTCAGTGCCTTCTTCTTGCCCTTCTTCTTGCTCATAGTCATCATTCCCTTGGCCTTGTTCTTGTGCTTGTTGTTGACTCATGCCCAAAGCTGTTATGTATGCCTGATTCAAGACTACATCGCCCCCGTCAATCTTATCAAGTCCATGTTTCGCCCGTATTTCGTTGATAGTCATGTAATTCGAAACTCTTTGAATATCTGATGTCAAAGCTTCTTTTTCTGTGTCTGCATCAAGCCCCATGAAACGAAGTTCATATTTATCATTTACTTGGTGTATTATATGCCTATTTATCCAATTCTGTACACTTCGTAAAAGGGGGTAGAGGCCTTTGTCTTTTGATGCCTGTATTCGTGCGCCTGGTCCTTGCTGTGTCAGTGCTCCTGTTTGCCCTTCAGTACCAAAGACAAAACCTAATTCAGCGGGGTCAATTTGATACACTGAACAGGCTACTTTTGTTAAGTATCCTAGCCAATCTTTGTACCCCATCTCTTCGGCTGTTGCCCCTAGGTTCACGCTTTCAATCTCCTCTTGACTTTCGGGATCAAGCTGGATAATAGGCGTTCTCTTGGCCTGTGCGGGCCCTGATAGATTGGCGTAGAACTCACGCTTAAACGCTCTAAATAATTGAGGGTTCATTTTACTCTTGATCGCTAAGATTGAGTTTGCATGTATACCATTTGTAAAGTTTGAAGCGTTATAGGTTTCGGCGTTGACTAAATGCGTAACTACTTTCACAAGTTCCTCAAGTTCTGGGAATCCATAGCCCCTTGATGCTATGTTTGTGCGTGGTCTACGAATACAGAATGCTAGTTTGTCATTGTCAAACGTGGCCACCCTTTTACCATTGATCACTTGAATATATGCGCTATCAATCCAATCTCTTCTTCCTTCTTTTTTCTCTTCTTCTGTGATACTGGCGCGCCTAATTGTACTTGCATCAACAGGGATAAAACCAATGAGCGCCCCGCCCCTATTTTTGATAATTTCAAAGCATGCTTGATCATAGATCAAAGAGTCTCTAATGATCATTCTCACAAAGCTTTCAAAATCCCATGCGCCCCCGAACTTTGAACCTTCGCCACATGTTTCTAACCATTGCGAAAGAGTCTGCATCTCTCTTTGTTCTTCGTCTGTAGGTTCTTTTGTCCTGTCTCTTAGGCGTATCACGTACCCCGCTTTAAACTGGTCTTCTTGTGGTATGCAAAACTCGGCGATCTGATTTATTCTAGTTTGAATGATTGAAGAGATCACAGGGACGCGGGACATATAGGTCAAGATGTCATAATCAAGTTGACTCGTCCCTTCATGCTCTGAACCTCGATAACTGTCCGAACTGGTATACGCTGCGTAATTCGATGGATCAAGATCGTATGCGGAAGGTTCAATTTTGCCCCCCGCCTCCGCTGTCCTAAGCGCTTTTTGTAGTAGTTCTTCTGATATATCCGCCAACTCTGCTAATTGATGAATCGTTGTTGATTTCATATAGTCTCCTTTATCTTTGTTTCTAGTATACAAAATAAACTATTTTAATTCGATAAACAAAGATAAAGACAAAGACAGGCCCGTCAAAAACAAAAAGCAAAACTAAAAACGGGCCTTGTCACTTGGTGATACATGCCAAAGGTGCTACGCATTCAATGGGTCTCGTTCAACTCTCACAAAAAGGGGGCATGTATCAAGTAGCAATTTATCTTTTTTAAAGCACACTGGCAAATTTAAAACGCAATTAGTTTTCATCATTCTCATCCCTAGCAAGTGACAAAATAGCATAGCCCGCAATGTCCATATATGGACTTTCTCCTAGTGGGTCGTTGTCTCTTGCAATCCTGGCGACTTTGTCAAGCATGCGAATGAGTACATGAACGTCTTTGAACTGTTCTACTTTGATTCCTGTAGGATAAAGAAGAGTGAGTATCTGTGTTGTCTTGTCAAATGCGTTGCCATATGCGTCATTTTTCATTGATAAAATGGTGGCTAGGTTGCTAGCTATCTTTTCAAACTTGTTCATTTTGTACTCCTGTTGATCAGGTGCAAGTCTATAAGTTTCAATGTACAAGTTAAAATTTAAGGCATCAATAAAACCGTTTTCGTTGCTCGCCCTTGATAGGTAGCTTCAAGCGCCCGTATTCGGTCTATGACTTCTTGATCTATGAGACAATGAACACGCCCTAAGCTTTCACAAATATCTAAGATGCATGTTTCACTAATCAATAAACGAACTAATAAGCGGCTACCGTACATTTTTTATTTTTTCTCTTTGTGTTTCGTAAAGAAATGTTAAGTTTTTCTAAGATAACATAGATTGAACGTGATGACAGATTTGTAAGAGTGCATATGTCTAAAACGTTTTTCCCTTGTAGATAATACTCTTGAACGGCGATTTCTTGTGTGCGCAATTTTTCAGATACGCCCTTAGGCCTGCCCCCAATCCGCCCCCGTTCTCTGGCTGCTTTTAATCCTAAAAGTGTTCTTTCCCGAATTAATTCAACCTCCATTTGTGCCATCGCCCCGAAGATATGAAAAATAAATGTTCCCATATGTGTACTTGTATCAATCCCATCGCTCGTTTTAAAGTGGCATCCCTTTGTTTTGATCTGGTCTACAATATCAATCAAATCTTTCATAGATCTTCCAAGGCGATCTAATTTTAAACAAACAAGAGTATCTCCCGCTTTCAAATGGTCTAGTGCCTTTTTCAATTCAGGCCTTTCTCTTGTCTTCCCTGTGAATTTCTCTTTATAGATTGTATCGCATCCATTTTGTTCTAAATAATCAATTTGAAGATCTAATGATTGATCTTCGGTGCTAACTCGTGCGTAACCAATTTTCATTTATGCTCCTTTGAAGAATTTGTTCAATTAACACATGACAAACCGTTTTTTTAAAATATTAATTACATTTGTTTGCTATTACTTATTTCTCTGAAAAGGGCTTACCATTCGATACCCATCTTTCTTAAGTTTTCATCTGTCTTGTCTTCAAGCACCCGTACTTGTTTTCTTAGTTCCAATAGAGATGTTCCATATCGTTGGATAATTTTTTCTACGGCCTTGTATAGATCAAGTAGCGCCGCTTGATGTTCAAAAAAATAAGGTAGTGCATAGAAAAAAGCGTGTAGCTCGGTCGGATTAAATTTGTGCCTACAATACTTGGGCCTATCCTCCATCGGTTCAAATATCTGACTTTTTAAATCTTCAAATATAGTCCATTTTACTTTATCAATATCAACTTTAGGTATACCCCCGCGCATATGTGCTTCAATATCATGTATATCTTCTTCCTCTTCTTTGTATGCGTACCTTGCGATATTCAGATTAAATTCACTAGCTTCTAGCGTCTTATATGATACTAGCTTACAAATCATACTACGCCTCGATTCTTAACTGCTTCTATGATCTTAGTGTTGATTAATTTGTTCTTCTTGCCGACCTTCTCAAATTCATCTTTTGCATCGATAAAGAGAATATCTGTACTTTCTCTATTCTTTTTTAAAATGAGCATACATGTTGAAATATCCGTTTGTTGAAAAATCTTCGGGGGCAAGCCTATCACTGTATCAAGGTAGTTTTTCTTGATCAGGTGTTCCCTTATCTTTTGCTCATTACTACCTCTAAAGAGTACCCCATGAGGTAGCACGATTGAGCATATCCCATCATCTGACAAATGACTTATCATATGCTGGACAAAAGCAAGATCGGCGGCCTTTTTAGGTGCTAGTACCCCGCCAAAGCGTGAATCAGTCTTAAATTTTTCTTGTTCCCATGCTACACTAAATGGCGGATTTGCTAAGATTGCATCAAACTTTTGGCCTACATGCTGGGGGCTTGCTAGTGTGTCGCCCCATCTAATATCACATTGATCGTGTGATAAACCATGAATAAGCAAGTTCTTTCTACAAATCTTGAAAGTCTCTTTGTTTAGTTCTTGACCATAGAATTTTTCAACCTTGCTAACGCCTTGCAAGATCAAGCCGCCTGCGCCACATGTTGGATCATAGATAGATTTAGTTTTATCTGTGATCGTCAATTGAGCTTGTAACTCCGCTAATTCTTTAGGCGTGTAGAATTCGCCAAAAATCGCCGAATTACCTTTACTAAAGAAACCTAAGATCCTTTCATAAATATCCCCAAACGAATGACTATCAATCTTTGAAATATCTAGTTCAGGCAAAATCTGATCTACTAAGGCTTGATCTTTGAATAATTCGCTATCAAATAGATCGATGCCTTGTGCATGAGGATACAAGCGATTTAGTTCTTGCATACCATCATAAACACTACCTTCTATCTTGTGCTTAGTACTTAGCATTTGATAGGCAATAAGAGACAAGATAAAATTCGTATATTGTGTTGTTTCCATCTTGCCCCGTAATAGCGTGGCAACCTTCATCAATTGATTTTCATTCATAGAGGCCTCTAGGTCTTTGTTATTGTTCTAGGTTTGCGCTCTTTTACTAAACCTATTCTTTTTGCGTATTCTCTCAAGGTGCGTGTTGAAAGATTATATATCGCTGCAATCTCAAGCCATGATCTCTCTGCGTTGGCTAGTGCTATGAACTCTTCTTTTGTGGGAAGCGTGACACGTAATAAGGTATGTACGCCCGTTTTACGAATACCCATTGCCCGTACTTTTTGGCGTACTGCGTTCGGGGTCATGTTTAGTTCTTTGCCCATTTGTTCCCAAGTCTTTGTATGTGAAAAGACGGCCATAATCATATCATTAGTAATGTGATCATATGTAACGCGGGGCTTTCGCACCTTCGGTTCTTGTACCTTTGATTCGCGTACTACTTTCTTTTTTTTAGGCCTGTTCTTGTTATATTTGGCGTAGACTTCCCCCCGCTCAATCATCTGTTCTATTTGTAATAGTCGATCATCGTAATCGTTTATCATTTGTTAACTCCTTTTCTTGTTTTCGTGTGTCTCTTGTAGCCTTAACAAACACCATGTACAAAGCAATTAGTTTTCATTGCCCTTCACCTTCCAACGCGCCAATGATCATATTAACGAACATAAAAGACGCAATGATCGCCGGCGCTTGTAAACTAAGCATGAATAAGAAGTACACAAAGAAACCTAGTAACACGCCTAAAGCGAACATGCGAAGGGCGCCAATGTGTACAAATCGTAGTTCGTGGACAAGCTTCAAAATCCATATGAGCAAGTACAGAAGCGCCGTAATAAAAACGCAACCATTGAAACTATATAAAAAATCAACCATGTTCAATCCTTTCAAAGATTACATTGATACTATGATCAAGTAGATATTGGACGCCTGCATCTCCTGTAAGCTGTGCGCCAAGGTAAGCCCCCCGAATGATTACTACGCTACTAATCAAGGCATGATGAAGCATTTTAGCGCACATAAGGCAAGGTTCGCCATTGACAATCGCCCAAGCGCCCTTTGTACTGGTACCCATTGAAGCGGCGTTACAAATTGCGTTTGTTTCGGCGTGGTGGCAACCTATATGCGGACTTGAACCGCTTTGAATTGCTGCTTGATCTCTTAGGCAAATTTCGCCCCCACAAAGGCGCTCGGGCCCTTTTGGCGCTCCATTCCATCCGTCACTAATCACTCTGTTATTCACTGGATCAATGATTAAGCAACCGAATTGTTTTCGTGGGCATTTAGACGATTGAGCAAGTACCAAGACTTGATTCATTCTTTGTTTTAGGTGCTCACTCTTCATCGTTCTTGCCCTGTTGGTTCTGTGCTGCTCGGTACTGGCTAGCCTTCTCAATGATTTCTATTATCCTTGCATCTTCAAGCGTGCGTTCATTGTCCTTTATTTGCTCATAGAGTGCATGAATACAAATGTTTTTATGTGCTAAGTCTTCAAACGCAAAAAGGGCGGGATACACATTGTCTGCCATGATCGGCGAAAAGAAGTAATCACCGATTGAATGATACAATGTTTCAAAGTCATGAGAGTAAACTGGATGATGGATATCTTGTTTCAGGAATAGCGCTAGTACTTTTAAGCGTGTTTCATCTAAGCACGCCCTCAATAGTTTGTTTTCTTCTTTGAGGCTGGCAATCTCATATCTATGTTCTCTAAGTACATCGTTCTTATTGACTAGATGCATTGTTAAGCGTGCGATCTGTTCTCTTAGTTCTTGTATCTGTTCTTTGATCTTCATTTATCAATCCCCTCAAGTTCACTGATCTTGTTGTACTGCTACTTGTCGGTGTCTTTTTTCAATTTGCGCTTTTCTTCTT